AGTTCCGTTTACCAGGACAGTTCCACTTACATTTCCTCTTGCATCTTCAACTTCAGGAGGAATAATTGTAAAATTTTCTTTTTGTGACCTTTGCTTAATTATAAAAGCCATAAGCTCACCATATATATCAGATCGTTTTCCAACTATAATAGAGGCAGTAAAACCAAACCTTTGATTATCTATTTGTCTTGATAATTTTTTGCCTGATAAAGATTTAGATATAATAGTGTTTTGAATAGATTTGATGCCCATAGTTTCAAAACTTGCAGATGATATTGGAAATGCTCCTGACATTATACTAAAGCTCCTCTTCCTTTTTCAAATAAAGCATTGTTTATAATCGAAGTTATTGTTCCTCTGTTTTCTACTAAAGCCTGATCAAAACCTCTTGAGTCTATAGTGTTAATATTAAAATTAACATTTACTGCACCACCCATACCGCCTCGTGCCGATTGAGTTATTTGGCCTGTGCTATTTGGTATAAACATCTCAGGGCCTCTCTCACCAACCATAATAGGTTTGCCTTTTGATACCGCACCTCCTTGTGCAAAACCAGGACTTGCAAAGCCTAAAATTCCTAAAGGGTTTCCTGACATCATCATCATCATACCTTGAATTTTAAGTTGCTTTTTCTTTTCATCTGTTATTTGTTTTTCATTGTCTACTTGTCCATCAGATAACATTTTTTCTATTTGTTTTTGGATCACGATTTGAATTGTAAAAGCTAAAATATCAACAAGAAATTTTTTAGCGATTTCTTCAAAACTCATTTTTAATTTTTTACCTAAAACAACTGACTCTGCTAAAGCTCTTGAGAATGATTTAACACCTCCTAATATAAATTTACCAATCGTTTCATTTACAGATTCTAAATCTTTTTTAATTTGGTTCTTAACAGTATCAGCAATTCTTGTAAAATTAAGTGCAGTTTTATCTGTTTCATCTGTAGTTCCTTTAAGTTTTGATAATATTTCCTCTATTTGTTTTTTTGATATTATTGCTTTAGCTTCTAAAGTGTTTAAAAATCTTTCTAAATTTTTTGTAAATCCACTTAAACCATCATCGCTTTCTTTAATTTCACTTTTTAACTCACCGATAGGTTTTTTTAATTTTTCTGATATTGCTAGTATATCTTCATTTTGTTTTTTAATTTTTGCAAAACCCTCCTCGCTAACAAGTTTTAAACTTTTTCGAGTATCTAATATTTTTTGATTAAACTCTGCAAACTGTTGAAGGAACTCACCAAGTTTAAATCTTATTTCATCTAAAAAACCACCAATTGTTAGTACTAATAATTTTCCTTTAGATCCTAACATTAAAAAACCAACAACACCTACTGTTCTAACTGTGCTTGGCAAAGTTTGTAAAAGGTTAAAAAGGTTTCCTATTGAACCAATAACAAACTCAAAAACTGGCTTTAAAGCTTGAATAATAACTGCACTACCTAAAACAATTTGCTTTGTTGCCTCTATTAAACCAGCTGACAATTTTGCACCAAAAACACCAATAAGTTCTGCGTTGTTTTCAATAAGATTATTAATTTCTACTAAACCTTGTTTTATAAAATCAAAAAATCCAGCTTGTCCTGTTTCTAATTTAAACTTAAATAGTTTATCTGAAAGCATTGATAATGTTCCAGTAAATGTAGTTGATAAAACTTCAGTTGCTTTTTCAAACTCACCTCCCTGACCAAAAAGTTCTCTAAATCTTTTTTTAGTCGCTTCTACTGTTACCTCTGCTCCAGCTTTGAATCCTAATAAAGCTCTAACACCTCTTTCTCTAAATAGGTCAGCAGATCCAATACCTGAAGAGAATGACCTTTGTATTTGCTCAGCAGTAGTTCTAAAATCTAATCCTGTTACAGATGCTACGTTCCCTGTTAATTTTAATATCTCATTTAGTTCTTCTGCGTTTTTTGTAACAACCGCAAGGTTTCCAGCACCAGCTTGTATTTCCTCAAGAGTAAAAGGAACTTTAGATGCAAAGTCTATTAGGCCCTTAAATGCTTTGTCACCTTCCTGGACACCTTTAAATAAAAAAGCAAACCTTAATCTAAGTTGCTCTACATTTGCTCCAACATCTAAAATTGATTTTACTGCAAGACCTGATCCTATTCCGAGAATTGCAGATTGAACTGAAAATACTGCTGACCTCAAATTATTAAGACCAGCTCTAACTCCATTTAAGGCTTGTTTAGTTTTATCACGTGCTAAAATATTAAGTACTAAATTCTGAGCCATTATATTTTTCTGTTCCTATTATATTCTTCTTGTTCAAGCATCATATAACCTAACCAAGTATTATATTCTTCTTCAGGCATTTGTAATACTTGTGTCAAAGTTATTTTTAGCCTGTCCGCAACTATTAACATATTGCGGAGTTCAGGGCTAGTATTTACTTTTTTTTTGCGTCGTAGGGAGTTATAGCTTGAACCATAGAAGTTGATATTTTTGCAAGGACATCAGAGTCAACTTTATGCATAATATCTAATCTATCTTCTGACTTAAATATTTTGTTTCCATCTTTGTCTAAGGCTTTCATAATAACTATATCAGCTAAAAGGCCAACATCGTTTATATTACTAGACTTTTCAAATAGACGTTTTTTTTCTGCTAGAGTGATTGGATTCCAATAAATAATTGTGGGCTTACCACTATCATCAGGCCATTCTTCAATCTCTAAAGATTGCACACCTAAACTCTCAAAATGAGATTTAGCTCTGTTAAGAATAGACATAAATTATTATTCTGTTCCTATTGTCAAAGCACCAGTTCCTTGAAACGTCACAGATCTAGCGACCACTCCATCTAAAGGTTGGTTTACAGACATTCCTGTAACTATACCAGCACCTTCAAATTTTCTGTCCCCAGCTGAACTTCCCTCAGGTAATAATTTAAAAGTTAATGATGCACCTGAAACTAATTGTGTTTGACCACTATCTGTTTCATCAAAATGCATCTCTAAAGTACCTGAAAATGATGTTCTACCAGCAATAAAAGATTTTGCTCCATCTTCCATTTTAGTTGACTCAACTACATCCCCTGTTGTTTCCAAAGTGAATGATGTTAACTCACCTACTGCTGTTCCGCCAATTGCAACTTGACCTTCTTTACCATGATGAACTGCCATTTTATTTTCCTCCGATTGATTTGTTTATATTATTTTTCATCGTCCTCGTCAAACTCTTCTTCATCGTCCTCTTCAAAATCTTCCTCCTCAAAGTCCTCATCTTCAGAGTTTTCTTCACGAATTTCGCTTATAATATCTTTGACCTCTTCACACATCAAAGATTCTTTATCGTGCAACTTTTCAATTGCATCTATTTTTTTTTCTATCTTATCTAACTTTTTTTCTAAATTTGACATATTACTCCTTAAGGTGTTCCTGATTCAAAAACGTAAATACATCTGATAGTCATCCTGATCCCACCAATAGGGAATAGAGTCCCCTCATCAGTTTCAACAGATATGACTTCTGTATCAAGTGCATTGCCACCTCTAGTAATATCAGATTCTAATTCAGTTTCAATAGCGGTAATTAACTGATTTCTTTTTGTATCAATATTAACCTCTGCACCTTTTACAAACCCTGATAAAACAAAGTCTATCGTTCCTTGCCTTGTTCTTGCTCCCTCACCTATTTCAATATCTTCTCTTGTTTCCTCACTAGTTTGTACTATTACAACAGGATATTGTTTGTCAGAAAGCTCATCAATATCAAAAGGTTGTCTAGTCACCTTTTTAATACTTGGACTAGATATGCCACTAATAGTTGAAGCTATGTTTGATGCTATATTCTCTCTGTTGCTCATAATCTCATCTTTCTAATTTCTTTTTCCATAAACTGAACAAACTCTTTTTTTATAAGTTTTTCTGTACGATTATCAAATCCAAAAAACTCTCTTTTAGGTTCATTCAAAACTTGGTTAAATAAAGCTCGTTGTCTCATTTCTGCATTGTTAAAAAATACAGTTGCCTTTCTACTAGATTTAACTTTGCCTGTAATAGATCCTAACATTCTTCCAGTAAAAAATAAATCTACTTTTTGAGACTTTCCTTCTTTTTGTAATCTTTTTAAATATTGATCACTATAAGGAGCAAACCTTCTTCTTCTAAAATCTTGTTCTTTTGATGTAAGTTCTTTTATAATTGATTGTAATCTAAAACTAGCTCTAGCCAGGCCCTTCCTCGTAATTGATGGAAATCTGTTAAAAAATTTGTCAAAGTTCTTTTGGATAGATTTGACGTTTGACTTTATACGAACGTCGACTGCCATTATCTAGTCAATCTTCTTAAACCATGAAGAGGTTCTCTTTCACTTGTAGATATTGAAGCATCTGCATCAGAGTCATAGTTTACACCATCCTCTAATATGGATCTAAACTCTTTGTTATATTCTGACATATAATACTCACCCATTCTCTCAAATCTATCTTTCTCAGCTTCAGGTCTAAACTTTGTTAA